TTCTTCTTCTTCAAAACAAGAACAGATGATATTGTCTGCTTCTGTTATATCTTCTTCGGTTGCGAACTTTATCGTTGAAAGTCTGAGCCTTTTCTCGGCATCGGTTTTTGGCATATACTCTTTGCCACCTAAGTCGATTGGCTCAATACCTTTGAAGTGTAGCATTGCTCTTTGCTCCTTTATGCTTATTTGTTTTCATTGTAGCACGAAAAATGTTAGAAATCAAAACGCTTCCTTGACAAATCGTCAATAGCATATCTTAAAGCATCCATAAGGTGGTCGTTGCCATCTTGTGGCTCATCTAGTGTTTCTCCTGTTCGTTTTTTTCTCCAAGCATACGATAGATATTCACGTTTCAAATCATCTCCTGCATAGAGTATTTGCTTTTCTGATACTCTATCTATACCACGAAGCACACTTCCTGCATTTTTATCAGCACCAATTATGCGGTAGCCATTTGCTTTAATTTCGGCGATTGTTTCAGGTCTTGCACTATCTGCTACGATAAGAACATTTGGGTCTATACCTATTGACGTAAATATGTCGGCATATTGTGAGTTCAAAATACCTTTCTTATATAACTTTTCAATAATACCAAAACGACCATCTTCTAACTCATAAACAGCAACCATAGCAGTTTCATCATTTGAGAAGCCAAAGTCCAGACCATAACGAATAAGTTTTCCACAACTTGTAATGTTTTCCACAGGTGTTTCTTCCCAACCTGAATAGACGTTGCCTTCGAGTGAGCCAATTTGACCTAAACCATAGACCGTCCACCAGTTGCTAGGTTCTTCTCCCTCTTTTGGTCTGTGGCTTTCAATGTTTTCCACTTCTCGAACAGATAGTGCTTCATTGTCTTTGTAAGTAAGCACGATGAATGTCGTGTCATCTGTTTGCTTTTCTACTAGTTGTTCGTGTGCCCAGAACTTAGCACTAGGGTTGTAGTCGATAATCACAAAATCTCTCGTGCGGCTTGCTAATTGGTCGAACACGTCATAAGGAATAGCATTCGCTTCGTTTACAAATAAGACATCACGTCTAGGTCCGTGAGCACCCATTTTATCAAAAGAACGGAATTGAATTTCAGAGCCATTGTTGAAGTAATAGTTCATCTCTGTTTTGTTCCATTGGTTCTCATCATAGATGTTGACTTCTTTCAAAATCTTAATGAAATCACTACAAGCACCATCTTTTAAGTGTGAGTAAGACTTGCCAATGACTGTGATTTTGCTATCAGGGTAAGATTGAGCATAAGAAATCAGAAGTGTCATAATGCCGAATGTCTTACCACTCGACATACCACCCTGAATAACCTTGTAAAATGTTGGCTCAAAAAGAGTGTCTTTGATTTTATTCAAAGCACTTGTGATAGCCATCTATTTCTCTTCCCAACCACTAGCACGAATAGCACGTTCTTGTGCTTCTGCTTCGGCTTTAGTCTTGTAAATCTTACCAGTGCTACCGAATTGCCAACCAATTATCTTTCCACCTGCACTTCTAACTGCGTGAACGGGCATATTATCTCCTTTCTTATTCTAATATTCTTATCAAGCCTTTATTATACAATTCTTTGGCTCTTTCTAACGAAGTTTCCCAACTTTCCGTCCAATTCGATACCTGCCTGCCTAATTCTAGGTCGTAATAAGCCATGAGAGCCTTTACACGAACTTTTTGTGGCTTATATGTATATTTTCCCATCTTTTTGACGAGAAGCCCATTCCAGCCCGTTTTAGGTGGTATATATTTGAAATCTTTTTTAGGTTTGAATATATTTTCAGCGATTTTAGCAGCATTTGAACAATCCCAATCCAAAACCAACTCTGCTTCTTTAGGTATTTTAAGTTCTTTTGCTACTGATAGTGGTGTTCTTACAATTCTTACACCATAACCAAGTGCTTCATTTATTGAGTAGCAATAAGACTCCATATCATTTGATAATTGCAATAGCCAATCACTATCTGCAATATAATTTCTCACGTCAATTCGTGGCTTCATAAAAATAACATTCGGACTGCTTAATCTAATGTTGGTGTTATTTGTGAAGATAGTCCAAAGATAATTCCTACCTGTTTTTTCGCAATACTTGTCTAATGCTTCAATAAGTTTAAGAGTTCTATTGCCACCTTTGACTTTATCGTCTAATCTACAAGCCGAAATCAACCTCATAACTTTCGTTGGTTCTTCTAGTGTCAATGGGTTGTAGCATAACTCAGGTTTGATATTTATACCCCAAGACTCTCCGTATCTCTTTAATTCATCGCAAGCATATTTAGAAACACCTACCCACCTAGTAATTCTTTTCTCTGCTAGTGGTGGTATTTGTGGTATTTGTTGATAAATTGCGTGTGCAATAAAGATATGTTCGTCTGCTTCAATCTGTTCTAGTGCTTCAAGGTTGAAATTGTAGAAAGCACGTTGACACTTATATTTTTCGCCCTGCTTTCTGCGATAACACGGAACGAATTTTCTAATGCGAAGTAATTGGTCTAAATCTGCTTCATCATAAAGAATTGCTAAATCATATTTGTGGTATTTCTTTGCCATCTCATAAAGAAATTGCTCTGTGCCACCGATATGGCATAATCTACGAAAGTAGTAGATATTCGCGTGTTCTATCATACTTTGGTTATAACACAAAAAAAGCACCAATTCAACAGGTGCTTTGATTGTTTATATTTTTTTCTTGCTTCTATTCGTTAAATACCATTTTCTTTACATCATCAGATAAATCATCGTAATATGATTTTTTATAGAATAGGTAAATCTCGTCATTGACTTCCATCTCGCAAGGAACATAGTCCCAACCTGTGCCTAAATGATAGACTGCTAAAACATAATGACCAAGAGTGTCGCTAAAATGAATATCTTGATAGATTTCAGGACAAAATTGTTCTAACCATTCAACGAAACTTGCATCTTCAATAATATACCATTGAAAGACCTCATCTGTGTCATCATATTGGAACCATTGGTCTAGTTCTTCAAATCTGTGTAAGTCCATCAAGATTTTTGGGAACTCGTTAATAAGACAGATATTTTCGTCTTTGAATACTCTACCCCAAGTTGACTTAATTTTCATTTCTAATCCTTTCTATAACGTTATGGTGATTTTTTAAGAACCAAGTTTTCATACCTGATTTTTTATTTATTGCGATAATGATATTGTCTGTTTCTTTAATGATTTCAAAATCTTTCATCTTTTTTAAGAAGTCCGTAGATTGAAAGTGCATTTGTAAGGTTATTGTCAGACCATTCAATTTTATCTGAGTAGTCGTTGATAATTTTTCTAATGTATTCCATTTGTTTTCTCCTTGTGGGGTGTATTTCTACACCCCTTAATCTAAAATTCTTTCTTTGATAATTGTTTGTCTATTGCTGTAATAATTGTATTTAATTCTTCGTTGGTTTTTCTAATCGCTTCTACTGAACTTTCAATAGATTTTAAGAACCATTCCTTTTCGTAATTTTCTCTAGGTGCTTTCTTGATTGCTCTTTCGAGAAGTTCTATATTGACTTCGCGAAGTGCTTCTTTACAAGCCTTTTCGTTGTATAGTGTTTCTAGTTTGTTCATTGTAGTTGTCCTTTCGTTTATTTGTTGTTAATTATATTATATGACATCATAAGCCAAATGTAAATAGATTTTTTGAAGTTTTTTTAAGATACTCATACCAAAGTTTTCCACAGCCTAAAAAATACCCCCAAGCGGAATGCTCAGGGGTAAGGTGCTAGGAAGATTGCGGGTTAGTCTTTTATCTTTTTTGCAAGATATAAGAATGGTGTGTCGAGTAGTGCGATTATCGTTTCAATCACGCAAGTAATGATTGCAATAGAGAGTATTTCAGGAACTTCCATAATTCCCCAGAATGCGAGGAATGAGAAGCCGAAATTCTCTAAGCAGTTGCAAGTAATTGTTGCGATATTGTTGCGAAGCCATAACTTCTTGCCTTTGAATAAGTCCTTCAATTTGTGGAACAGCCATACGTCTGCAAGGTTAGCGATAGCATACATTGTTAAACTTGCAGCAGTTGTTCTCATTGAGAGAGTGAAAAGACCTACCAAAGCAGAGTGTGCCATATCAAATTCATTAGGTGTGAACCATAGTGTTATCTGGGACATAACCAAGAAGAACACCATAAACCCGATACCAGCAAATACAGCCTTTTT